CTCAAACGCTGCGTTGTGGGCGTAGATCGGGCCTTTGTATTCTGCAACCCAACGGGGGAATGGTTGGTCGGGCGTCCATGTTTGGACGTCTTCATCCTTGTATGCGTAGGACATGCACAGCACCTCGGTGCTTGCATCTTGAGCGTAGTTGTAAACGCCCTTAGAGCGTAGGTCGCACATACTGCGTGTCTCGAAGTCAAGCCAGAGTGTCATTTACTATAGTTTCAAATAATTCACAAGATTCAGCACAACCAGCGTCTTCATATATTGATGCTGCTGGGCGGGCTGGCGCGCCTTTGTTTTCTTCGTACATTTGAAACAAACGGACGGTGCTAACATCACCACGAAAGAAATGCCGGTGACCTTCTTGTGGGCCAGTAAACTTATGTTCGGATTCCATGCGTCTGTGAAAGTCATACACTGACGGGTCACGTTCTATCTGCATAAAATGCTTTTTGAACGACTTTTTCCAGCACCCTAAGCAGTTGCCTTCAAACTCGTCAATGCCAAGATCAAACGCTTGGTCCTCCCACCAGTCCAAAACATCCTGCTTGTCGCTTGGCCATGTATTGATGAGTGGGTAAATCAATGTGCGGGCTTGCGCCACTTTAGGGTTAACTCGGCGCAGTTCATCAGTGCGGATGCCAATCGCTGTTGGCACTTCATGCTCATTGATGCCCAACGATTTCAAATAACTTTTGATCGGGTTTAATTTTAGGTCGCGAGTGCAGCCAGGAAACTTTTGATTGGGCACACCGTACTTTTTGATGACTTCTTCAAAAGGACCACCGTTGCGTGCTGCACTGGCGTAGTCAACCACTTTGTGCGTAGGCGCCGAACGCTTATCGTGATGCACTACAGATTCAAGCCACACGGTATTGAAACCAAAATGCGTGTCGCAATTGTGGATAAAGTCTAATGTCTTGGGGTGTTCAAGCCCTGTATTGGCAAACGTCACGATGAAATCATAACGATCTGACCAATTGTCAAGCAATAACTTAGTCATGTAAGCGCTAGTGCGCCCACCTGAAAATGAAATGTGAAATTTTTGCTTCATAAGCGTCTCCTTTCCAAAGCCCCCTGTCACGGGGCTTCAGAAATTAGGCGTTGCGGCGGCGGCGTGCGGGTGCAGCCGATTCCTCAACAGCTTTCACTTCAGGCTCACCATCCATGCTGACCCATTCAATCACCTCGAAAACCGGGGTGTAGATTTTGCCGTAGGATTTGTGGGCGTAGTGATCTTTTTTGAGTTTCACAATCGCCACCGGCTTTGCTTGGTCTTTTTCGACCTGCTCTGCCAACGCTACGGCCAAGGTCTGCACAGCGCGTTTGCCGCCCACTGACGTGGTGGTGTACCGCGCTTCCATGCCCTTGTCGTCGCCGCTGATGCACTTGAGGCTCATGCCCACTTGTGTCTCCCAGCCTTTTTTGGCACCCGGGGGCGCTTCATCAAGGTCGGGCAACGGTTGCGACACCGACGCCATCTTCTCGGCCAGCACTTCACCATCGCCCCAGGCGATGAAGCCGTGGACAAAGCTGAAAGGATTGATGGCCCAGGTGGAGTCGTCTTCCACTTCGGTCTGATCGGCACCGAAAACCCAGTGGCCAGTTTTATCCATTTTGAGGATGACTGTACCGGCTGGGCCCACGTCTGCTTGGATCGCGCGCAAAGCGGTTGAGAGGGTGGAGACTGCGGGCAAGCCCGCTTGAGAAAACGCGACTAAATTGGACATTTCTGTTCCTTATTAAAGTTTAGAAAGGGCAGCAGTGAGTTGCTTCCCAATTTGAATCACCGCAGGCCGGGGATCGCTCTCCGGCGCCATGGTGGTACCCGAACTGACGGCGACGACCAGATCATCAGGTAGGGCTTGCTTGCGCTTTTTGAGCGCCTTCTCAGCCTTGGCCGGTGAAATGATTGATGTCTCCATCACCTCAGATTCTGTGAGACCGAACGCAAACAGGGCGACTTTGGCCTTGTCTTCATCAGTCCACTGTCTGATGGCACGCTTGGCCACCAACTTGTAATCAGGCAGTTTAGCACCGCTGTCGAGCATCTGAAGCGCCAGCGCGCGCAGGTCAGCGATCCACTGCTCCAGCATATCGGCGTTCTTCAGATACGCGCTGATTTGCGGCGCATCCAAGGACTCGATGGACGTCTTGAGCGCCCGGTCAACAGCGCCGGTCATCTGCGGGCAGATGGGCTTGGCTGCGCACCAGCGGCAGTGGTCGCCGGTCTTGAGGTCAGCGTCTGGCTTTTGCGCGAGCTTAACCGCTTGCACCAACTGCAACTCAAACTCAGCGATGCGCTTTGGTGTGGTCACCCAGCGCTTGACCTGCGGCGGCTGCACGATCACGCACTCAATCTCATCGACGCCATCAAACGCCCACTTGGCGGCTTCAGTGCGCATGGCCGCTGCGGCGTAGAACATCAACTGCGGATTTTCCACCACGTCAACCATAACACCATCACCAAATTTCCAATCCAAAACGACAGCGCGTTGTCCACTCCGACCAATAAGATCGGTACTACCGAACACACCAGGAAGCAAATCACCAAACCCAACACGTGTTTCAGCTTCAATTTCCATCTCCTTGTTTGGATCAATCTCATCGAGCGCGGCCAGCGCGGGCATCAGCTTGTTGTCGATCAGCTCTTGCGTGAGCACTTGGTCTTGGTACTTGGTGCCCAGGTAGTGCTCGGGCGGGTTGTCGCTCATCACGATCTCAGCGATGACGTTGTGCAACAGCGTGCCCTCATCAGCGTATTTGTTGCTGGGCTGCGGTGGCATCTTTTGCACCAAGGCCACTGAGCCTGGGCAGTTGATGACGCGCTTGGCGGTCGAGCCGCCGACGATGTTACTGTGCTGCATTTGTGTACTCCAGTGCTTGCAGTTTGCTAATACGGTCGTTGATTTCGGTGACCCTCTTTTGGTAGCTGGCCATAACCCGTTTCTTTTCGGCCTCCAAAGCGGCGATTTGCCGGGCGCGGGGGTCAAAGTCATCTGGCACTTCAAGCACAATTTTTTGCTCGCCAATGTAGAAGCGCGCGTCGGTATCTTCCAGTTTGCAGCTATAGGCTTCGTATTCGCCTTTGTCTTCCCATGCGTATTTGCAATAGTGAATGTGGATTGTGGTTTTGATCTTCAATTGACTCTCCTTTGGTTAATGAGCCTTGACTATAGCATAAAAAATAAAAGTGTGCTAAACTTTTTGACATGCTTGAAAAAGAAATCGAAAAATACTTCGTCTGGACTGTGGAGCGCATGGGCGGCAAGACGTGGAAGTTCACCTCACCAGGGCGCAAAGGTGTGGCTGACCGGATCGCCTGCCTGCCTGATGGCACGACATGGTTTGTGGAGTTGAAGACCAAGGGTGGCAGGTTGTCGCCCTTGCAGAAGATGTTTATGTCGGACATGGCGCTGCTCAACCAGCGCTATGCGTGTTTATGGACTAAGGAGCAGATTGATGGATGGTGTACCCGGTAAGTATTTCGCATTCCCCCCGTACCGCGCTGAAAACCTTGGCGGCAAGATGGGTTGGTGGGGCGTGATGAACCGCAATGGCTTGAACGTGCTGACGTTCCCGGACAAGCCTGGCGCGGTGGTGACCAGCGAAGAAAACGCAAAGCGACTTGCCGCTGAGTGGAACGAAACAAAAGAGTTTACTTACCCGCCTGACCCGTATGTGGCGCCTGTCACTACACGACTGACGGACGCGCAAATGGCCAAATACATCCGCAGCCAGCGGTTTATAGACGGCCGTTGGGTGTCACCTATCGTGCTGCTTGGCGGCGGAAAAAGTGCTGCTGCAATTGATGCCTATGTTGAAACTTAGACCCTACCAAGAGCAGGCGGCTGACTTCCTGTACGAGCACGACCGCGCCATGGTGTTGGCGCCGGTGGGTGCTGGCAAGACCGCGATCACGCTGACCGCCATGGACGCCATGATCAAGGACGGCCACGTCAAGCGCTGGCTGGTGGTGGCGCCCAAGCGCGTCTGCACCGACGTGTGGCCCGTTGAAGCCCCCAAGTGGAGCAAGCACCTGAAGCTGGCCGTTGCGGTGGGCACGCCCAAGCAGCGCAGCGAGGCGTTCAACGGCGATGCCAACGTGATCGTCATCAATTACGACAACCTGCAATGGTTGGCTGATGTGTGTGAACGCGCGCCCGTAGACGGCGTGGTGTTTGACGAGCTCACAAAGCTCAAGAACCCATCAGGCGCACGCTTCAAGGCGTTCGACAAGATCATCAAAGATGTGCCTATCCGCTGGGGCTTGACCGGTTCATTTACCAGCAACGGCCTGGAGGACGTCTTCGGCCAGTGCAAGATCGTTGACCAGACGCTGTTGGGCCGCGCCAAAGGCGCGTTCATGCAGCAGTACTTTGTGCTGGTCAACAAGGACTTTGGCGAGTGGGCGCCACGGGTTGGGTCACTGGCCAAAGTCATGGACAAGATCAAGCCGGCGACGTTCGTGTTGGAGCCGGGCGAATACAAAGACAAGCTGCCCCCGCTGCATGTCGTTGAGGTGCGCTGCGACTTGACCGACCGCAAGCCCTACGAGAAGATGAAAGCCGACTTTGTGGCCCTTGGCGTCGCCGCAATCAACGGCGGCGTGGTGACCGGCAAGCTGCAACAAATGGCCAGCGGGTTCGTTTACGACACGCGCAAAACAGCGTCTGACGTACCCGGCAGGTTTGACTCTACTACAACTGCGGTCTGGTTTAGCCCGCACAAATTTGATCGCTTGGAGGAACTGCTTGATGAGAACCAGCACGCAAACACCATCATTGTTTACCAGCACCAAGAAGAGCTTGCCGAGCTCAAGCGCCGGTTCAACCCCACGACTCTTGACGACGACCGAGCCATCGAGCGATGGAATGCTGGACAAGTCAGGCTACTGGCCGTCCATCCAAAGTCAGCCGGCCACGGGCTTAACCTCCAGCACGGCGGGTGTCACATGGTGTTTCTGTCCCTGCCGTGGAGTCTGGAGCTGTACGAACAGACCATTGGTCGTTTGCACCGCTCAGGCCAAACGCACGCTGTGTGGTGTTACGTGATGCTGACCAACAAAACGATTGACGAGAAAATTTTTGCCGCCTTGCATGACAAGCGGGCGGTGTCGGATATTGCAATGGAGGAACTTAAATGAAACTATTTAAACTAAACGGTGTCTCAAAAAAATACGCGCTCAGAGCCGCGCACTACCGGCGCGTTGCCCGAAGCCAAAACGTTAGCGGGCTAGACTTTAGCGAGAAGGCGCTGCGCGATTTGTTTGACTGGGAGTCTCGTGGCGAAGGTAGCGTAGACAAGAGCCGCAATGGTTTTGCGTATGGCAAGTGGTGCGTCGATCTTTCAGTGTCTATGTGGGTCGAAGGCATTATTAGCGGCGACTTTTGCAAAGCTGAATTTCTACAAACGCGGTTGCAAAAACTGCACAACCAAAGCAAGTTGGAAAAAATTGTGGTTACTCAAGCATTTTTTCCGTACATCAAAGGACTTAAATGAAATTTGACGTGGAGTCATGCAAGGTGTTGACCGGCGATACGCGGGTGCGGGCTATAGAAGCGGACGCCCGTGAGGCCGCTGAGTCACACAGAAACCGCGAAGCGGTATGGCGCGATACGCCAACTGAAGGGTTGCTTTGGAATGGCCCCACATGGATGGATCAAGCGCACAACAACGCAGAGCACATCATTTGGGCGGAAGCGTTCCAGAAAAGAAAAAACAGATTAGACCGAATGTTAGACAAGGAGTATTTTTTATGACCAGACTAGACCTGTGGAAAGCGCAACTCAAAGCGGCGCGATCCATACTGAAAATTCACCGCAAAGACGCCAACGCTGCCGCGCGGACGTTACAGCGCACACTTGACCTAATCAACAAACTGGAGGCAAAAATTGGAAATCACCTGGCGAAAATTAAACGCTGAACTCAAGACCTTGGACGAAGCCAAGGTTCTGGAGATGCTGACCCATGAACGTGAGTCAGGCAAACGAGTGTCTGTGTTGGAGCGGCTGCACCAGCGCTACACGGCCTTGCGGGCATCCCGCGAGCGTATTGAAATCTTACAGGAGGCAAGACGACCATGAGCGATTGGACACCACCCCCCGGCACCAAGATCACCCGACCTTGGATAACTGCTAACGACCCACGATACAAGTGGACGACAGGCGCTGACGTGCAGGCGACGTGGCGCAAGCAGGGCTGGACGCCGCCAAGCGTGGGCCTGCCCCCGCCCCCACCTGAGAAGATGATTGAGCCCTTGCGGCGAGTGAGGTGAGCCATGCCAGCATTTGACACATGGAGCCAAGAGAACTTGGCCAAGTTTGCCGCTGAAGCTTACGCCAAGATGCAAGAGCAAGACGACCGTATTCAGCAGCTGCAAAATGATTTAAAAACCGCAATTAACGCATATAGGGAGTTGATCAAATGACACAAAAGGAAAACACATGAACATTGACTTCAACCAAATTAAAGAAGTTCATAAAGCAGCCAACAAAATTGGTGTTGGTTATTCACTTAACTATCGCGAATCAGACGATTCTTGGTTTTTTACCATTGATTCAGTTTCACCTGATGAGTATTGGTGCGGGAAAAACCATAGTTTTGACATTGCTGTAGTTTGCGTTTTGGAACAGTTAGATTTGCTTGATATACAGAACAAGGAGAAGACATGATCGAAACCATACTCACCATATTTGCCGTTGGATTCCTTGGCGTTGCCGTGGGCGTTGGCGCGGTCTGCCTGATGGTCTGGATGGCGCTCAGTGAAGACTAGAGGCGGCGCCAGGCCCGGCAGCGGGCGCAAGCCCACACCCATCAGCGAGTCCAGGGCGATAACGCTATGGAACGAAGGCGTTAGCCATAGGGAAATCGCCAAGCGCTTCGGCGTGGACTACCAAGTAATCCGGTACTTTTTCAAGAAGAAGCAGATGTTTAGGAAATAAACAGCGCGGCCTCGTCTTTGCGGCGGTTCTCAAGCCCTTTGAGCACCTTGCCGCCGGCTTTGCAGTACTGCAACAGCGACGCTATGGCCGCGTCTTTTTCCCCGCGAAGAACCTTCTGACGGAAGGTGCTGCGCTGTAGCGTTCCCAGACCAACATTGAAAGCAAAGCTGACGCAAGCATCGAATTGGCCTTGGGTAAGAGCCACGGGAATGAGTTGCCCCACGCCGCGCTCAAAGCGCTGGAGATCGCTTCTAAGAATTCCATCTACTTCGTCTTTTGAAAACGTGCGATTGTCTTCTGGGCGAAGCGGGTAAGCGCCTCTTTGATCCATTGGAATTTTAGCTTGATCTGGGTAAAGTACATGTCCGACTCCTATTGTCCAAAGCTGTGCTGGGCAGCGGTACGGTTTGTACCGAATGCCCTCATGGTGCTGGATCATCTTGATCGCATCAGCGCTGACGTTCATTTCTTGGCAAACGCCTGTCCACCAAACCAAAAGCTGACGATACAAGCCCAGATGATCTGGGTCTCATCGTCCCACAATTGATCCATGGCCATGCCGAAATCCACGCCGGTGTGCCAAGCGTAATAAAAACCAAACACCTCAACAAACATAAACATGGCAAACATGCCGTAGGTGATCACAGAGCGGGTCGCAGCGCGCATGTTGATGACCCAGGTGCTGGCCCCTTGCCCCAGGGCTATATCGTGCGCGTAGAGCGCCTGGCGCTCCTGCATGGCCGTCTGGTTGTTGGTCACCTCGGCGTTGATCTGAATCTGCTCGGTCTGGATGTGCTCGATGCGCTCCTGCGCTTCCAAGCCAGCTTTTTTGAGTGTCAGCTCGCGCTCGGTTTGCATGGCCGCAAGGGCAAGCTCATGCTTCTTGTCGGACTTGTCTTGGATAAAGTCAAGGATTTTTGGCAAGCCCCCCATGAGGAAGCTGATTAGGCTGGAGAACAGGGTTAACATTTTTTCTTTCCTCTTCAATTTGCTTGCGCAGTTTTTCGGTCTTTTCCATTTGGGCCTTGGCCTCGCGCTTGACGACCATGGTGTCCACCAACATCATACCGACCAACGGCAGCATCAACACGAACACAAACGCGAACAGAACTAGAACAAAGAGATACCCCGACGATGGAGACTTATCAACCACATCAGGGAGATCAGGTAAGCGGCCACGAAAGCCACCACCGCCGTTTCCAGCACCCTGTCCAATATCCGATTTTTTAACCTTTGTCGCCGCCATGCTTTTACCCGCTTTTCGTGCAACTCACGCGCTGCTTGTTCCGATTTCTGATCTAACAAGCGCTGGTATTCTTCCACAATGTCGTGCCAGAGGTCGGGCATCCCCATCTCCCAGCGCACCATTCTCTCAAGATCAGCGTAGAACTGCTTAGTCTGGCGCAAATACATGACATTGTCTATGGCCTGTGTGGCTAGGTCGTCTTTGATGCCTTCTTTACGCTCTGCCTGCGCCTTCTCATGGCTGGCCTCCAACTCTGCGTGGCCTTTGAAGAAGCTCGATAACGCCCCGCCGACTTCGCTGGTGATCTTGGATAGGTCGTTGCCCGTTTTCTTCAGGTCTTGGTAGACCGATATGCACCCCTTTATGCCTTCGTAGGCGCCTTTGCACAATGCAAAAGCTGTGATGGGATCCACCTCACTTGTCAGCCTTGTTGTCGAGCTTGTCGAAAATCTTGCCCAGCAAGTCGCGCATCTCGCGGATGTCGGCCTTGTAGTCGTCGCGGCTCACGTAATCGTGGGGCATGTTGCGCACGTCGCTATCGAGCCGGTCGATGGCGATGTAGATGCGGTTGAGCGTCCACCCGCCGAAGAACCCGGCGATGGCCACAGCAATGTTGAAGAGTACTTGGTAGTCCATTATTCGGCCAATTTGTTTTGGTTGTCAGGAGCCAAAGCGTTACGTTTAGCTGCGCGGGTCTTTGGGCCTTGCTGCTTGCCAGACACGTCAGGGCGCGGCGCGCTCAGACGCTCTTCGAGCGCTGCCAGCACGTCAACCATCTTATCGCGTTTTATAGCCGCAGCGCGCCTAGCTTGCTCGCTTGCGTCGCGCTTGGACATTTCGTCAAACATTGCGGCCTTTTCACGGGCCTTGGTAATTGTGTCTTGAATCCAAGCGCGATCCATCATCTTTTCAGCGATGGCTTTGTTGGTGAGCGACTTGAAGCCTGGCGCCACTTCAGCAAAATCAACCTTAGCTTTTTCCCACGCAACCTTTTCAGTTGCGGTCAAGTCAAACAATTTGCCTTCGGTGACTTTTTTGGCCGCGTCATCAAGCGCCGACAACTTCTGGAATGTCTCAGGCGTTGCGCCCTTGATGCCTTGGCTGGCCTCGCGGAAGCGCCCGGTGATGGGGTCAAAATCAAGGATGACTTCACCGGCAGCGGGTTTGCGGGGAACAGCCGCCTCAGCCGCTGCTTGTTGCGCTTCGGCTTGCCGACCTAGACGCATGGACAAATCGCGCTCGCGCGCCCGCATAATGTCAAACGCGCCGGGCTGGCCTTGCACAGGCACTTCGGGCGAATATCCCAGCATATTACGCGGCGCTTCGGGCGCCATAGGCGTTACCGGCGAACCAAACTCACCCCGAAAGGTTTTGGTTACCGGGTCGTACACCACGCGGCCTGGGCCTTGGCCTTGGCCTTGCATGGTGAAGTTTGGTTGGTAAGGCATTTGCCCAGGCATTACGACCGACTGCGCCGGGTCAAAAGGTACAACTTGATTGGGCCCATAGTTGATTTCAGCCGGACGCAAATTGTTGACCGGCGGGCGGTAATCTTTGGGTATAGCGTTCTTGGCTTGATAGCTTGGCGTGGCCATACGGCGTGCTTCAGCCGCTGTCAATACGTTGCCAATTGCTGCACCGCCAGCGCCACCTACGATAGAACCCATAAGGCCAAAAGGCGCGCCTACGATAGCGCCGACAGTGCCGCCGGGGCTGGAGCGCGTGAGCTTTTCACCCCAAGTGGCTTTTTTAGCTACGTCGGCGCGAGATACTTCAGGGAAGTTGGCCGCAACGTTGCCGATTTTGGCCAAAATGCCAGACATTGGCTTGCCTTCTTCGGCCATTTTGGCAATGACTTGCGGATCAATGTTGCCAGTGGCAAAGTTTGTAGCCCGCTCGTAGTCATACGTTTTGGCCATGGCTGCGCGGGCTTTGCGAAAGTCACCCAACAAAGTCGGATTGTTGGTGATGTTGCTTTCGATCATGCCTTCCAAAGCGTTTGCCACGCCTATGTTCATGTCAGCTTTAGCCAATGCTTCAGGCGATGGCGGGTTGATCCCCTTTGACTGTTGGTTGTAGATTGCTTGTGCTTCACGGCGGCGTTGGCGAATGCTGTCCACCAGCGTTGCGCCGTCAACGCCGGCGCTCAACTGTTGTTTAACTTGACCCAAAAAAGTATTGGCGGCTGCGGCCTGCCCAGTGTCACCCACAAGCGGCGTCATTTGCAAGCTGTCGAGTTTTGCAAAGGTATCCGCATCAGGAACCAACTGGGGCATGCTACGCACGGCGTCATAGGGTTTGCTCAGTTCAGGCGCATTTCGCGCTTGTTCAAACGCTTTGGCGTCTAATTTAACTGTTGCGGGCAAACCCAAATCTTTTTTGGCCGCAGCAGTGTACTGAGGTAAATTTTGTTCGGCTAGTTTGGTATCCAAGTTACCGGTACCCACCACCCGCGACTTAAACATGTTTGACTTGGTTGGATTGGACACCGCAGGGTCAAGCGCAATCCCTAGTTCCAACGCATCTTTGGCGGCGTCAATGCGAGGCGCATTGATTTCACTCTCCCTGACACGCTGTTGTTGCGTGCGCTCGGCCCTTGCGGCAAAAGGTGCTTGGACTGACTCTCGAATCAAATTAGCTTCACTGCGAACCGCACCACCAACCGTGCGAGCAGCAGGGACTGCCGTGCGGGCGACGCCCATAGCGGGCATAAACGGCGGCAGCTTCTCAACCACCGGATTGCGGGCGATGGATTCCAGCACGTCTTGCGCCATTTGCGTGCGGGGTTGATATTGGATATTGGCGGCGACTTTGCGTTGAACTTCTGGCCCCGCCACACCCGACAGATATGTTATGGGGCCGCCCAGCATTGTGGCGGCTATGGCCGCAGGCGTTTCAATTACGCCGCGAGCAATATCCATAGCAGACTGCTTGGGCGCCACAGTAGGTGCAAGATTGGCACCGGGCTCAGTCGGAATTAAATCCACGCCAGTTTTACGTGGGCCAGGAACACCGCTACGCATTTGACGAATGGCGTCAGCAAACGCTTGAGCGTCTGCGGCGTTGCCCGCAGCGTCCGCTTTGACCAACGCCGCGCTGAGTTCTTCGAGTGTGGCCATAGTTATCTCGGTTTGTATTTCTGGAGAAGGGCGTCAATGTTTGGTGCGGCAACAGGCGCGGGAGTTGGCGCAGCGGCTCGGGCTTTAGCGGGAGCAACGCCGCGCACATAGACATCTTCAAGTTTATTGAGGATGTCAATTGCGGCCTCATACCCTTGCGTTGGGTCAGACAGCGCGTCAAGGTTGGTTTTCAATTCGACGTTAGAGTTCAACTCTTGCGCCGATTTGCCCGTGGCTTGTTTCAGCGCGTTCAGCAGCATCAGCCGCGAACTCTTGATGTTTTCGCGCGCTCGTTGCGATTCAGTGCCGATAACACGACCACCAAATTGCCCCAACGCCGACGATTGCGTTGATGAAACAATGTTTGACAGCGCGCCTCGTTGAGTGCTGGGGATGTCGCCGGCTTGGTTAAGTTGATCATAGTGCGCCCGCACATCTTCAATGATGTTTTGCAGTTGCGTCTTGCCTGCTTCGGCTTTGTTTTCCCGCAACGCAGCGGATGGTTCTTTACCCGACACACCAATGACGCCGGGGGAGCCTGCGCCGCCACCTTGATAGCGCCGCGCGTCAATCGTGATCATCTTGTTGGGGTCAGATGGATCGACAATCTGTGTAATCGTAGGTGCAACAGGTTGCGCGGGCGTTCGCCCGGCTTGAGCAATTTGTTTTTTATAGTCAAACAATGACCCCGTAAAACCTTGCGCTTGAGCGTATTCGTATTGCTTGACTAATGGGTCTTTAGCTTCAACTGACGGCACCACGACGCGGGCGTTGCGCGGATCAACCAAACCCACGCCGGCAACATTGTGGTACACCGGTTCTTTAGACGCCAAAGCAATTTCCGCGTCCAAAGCGCGGGCCATATCGGGCATCTTCAAAGCTATAAATGCTTTGCGTTGAGCAAGCAAAGTTTCTAAGTTTAACCCGCCAGGCGCAGCCAAAGCATTTGCAGCCGGCGCAGGCGCGGCGGGTGCAGGGGCAAGTTGATTGACACGGAGCTCAGGAGCCATGCCAAACGTACCCGAACCCAACGCCCCAGCTTGCATGGTTGGTGCCAATGCATTGGTCGCGGGCGCGGGGCGCGCAGCAGGCGGTTGGCCCATACTCATAATCTTTGCAACTTGATCGCGCTCGTCTAATTTCTGACGCAAACCAATACCAAACTCAACAAACTTAGGATTGCCTGATTTGAGGTAAGCGTCAGCGATTTGGTTCAGATCAGCCGGGCCACCATGCTCTACGGCCTTGGCTTGAATTTGCTTGAGCGTTTCGTCATCACGGCGCATCTGATCAAGCTGCATTTGGCTAACTTGATTTTGATTTTGTAGCGATTGAAGTTGCGCAACTTGGGCGTACTGAGCCACTGGATTGGCCACTTCAATGCCTTTAACGCCTAGCGCAATGTTTGGATCAAGTGCCATGGTTTACCTCAAAAAGGTGTGTCAATCATTCCGGCGCGGCTGCCGCCACCGTAGTCGCCGCCGCCGTATCCACCGGCGCCGCCGTAGTATGGGTTCATACTGACGTTACGGGCGCTAAGTGCGTTGACCAAGTTGTTGCCTTGGTTGTAGTTCAGATAGGTACTCAAGCCGCCAGTCAAAGCGTTGGCCCCACCAACTTGACCCGCAGCATTTGCTGCTGCGCCTGATGTCATTAGGTTGCCCACGTTGGACGCCGTGTTTTGCCCAGCAGTGCCAATCTGACCTGTAGCCGTCTGACCAATGCCAGCAAGAGCCGCCAAACGGTTGTAGCCCGTAGCCTCACGCGCCACATCGGCGTTGTAGCCCGTCAGCGCCCGGTTGTAGGCGTTTTGGTACTCTTGGCTACCTAAGTCTTGGCCGAACCGTTGCGCGGCCTTCAACGCCCCGCCAGAGATCAAACCGCCCCTAGCAGCAGCGCTTCGATCCAGCGCCTTCTGGCCTTCCGACAACCGGAACGCATAGCCTGGGTCTTGGGTCAAATCAACCTTGCCGGTAAATGCGCCGGGCATCATATTGCGCTGCGCTTCAAGTTGGGGCAACGCACGCACGCCGGCTTGGCGAAATGGCTCTTGCAACGCTGCTTGCTCTCTAAACTGTTGATACTGCAAATCAGCCGCACGGTTTGCGGCGGCAGCTTGCGAGCCGCCTGCCTGTTGGGCCGCGCTGCTGCCAAGCAAAGAACTGCCAAGTATGGCCGCAGGCATCATCCAACTACTGGCACCCGCCGCTCCAGCACCCGCCGCTCCAGCAGCACCCGCCGCACCAGCACCCGCCGCACCAGCAGCTCCAGCACCGCCGCCTAACAGATAGTTGCCGCCATAGTACAGCGCGGCAAGAGCCGCCGCATCACGCCCGCCAGTATTCCAAAGATCGCCAACTGCGCCAGCCGGATTTGATACGACATTGCTTACTGTATTTGATACAGTGCCTATGGGGTTTGTTATTAGGTCTTGAAAAAATCCCATGCTGCTCTCCTTAAGTTACTTCACGGCCACTGACGCGCATGTTGATAGAAGTAGCAGTGCCTGCAATCGTGCTGATGAAGTCGCCCACGCCCAGCACTTGGCCCACCAGTTCGGGGAAAGTATAAACCTCGGCAGGCTGAAGCGTTTTGGTTTTGGTAATTAAGTTCAAATTGCCCGCTGACCCGGCTACAGTAACCAAGTTGACGCTGATGGTCGCGGCGGTTGCGCTGTAGTTGGTCGCGGTGAATTTGTCGATGATGGCCGTGACGCCAGTAGCTGTGTACTGGGTGGTTTGGCTGGCTTCAACGATCTTGGCCGGCACAAGGACTTTGACGGTGACTGTCATGGTTTACTCCAATAAGAGGCAATTATTAGCGGCTTGTTGCATGATGACCCAATTGGTGCCGTCAGACACCATTGTCGCCCAATTTCCTACAACTGCCAAGAGGATTGCTGTGCCAGCAGACGTGCTGTCAATAGGCACAACATTGCTTGACGCAGACACCAAAGTCTGAGCCTGCATGTTCTTAAAAGTCAAAGTGCGGCCAGTCCATGATGACGCGGCGGGCAGCGTCACGGTGCAAGTTGAGCCTGATTTGTTGTTGATGTACCAGATTTCGCCATTTGCAACCGTAAAGTCAGCAGTTTTGGTGATTGGCGCGCCGACGCCCATGTAATCTGTATTGGCCACAGCAGCAGAAATTGCTGTGCCGTTACCCTTGAGCAATCCAGTAATGCTGGTCGTAAGCGTGATTGCTGGCGTAGCGCCACTGGTTACAGTGCCTGCAAAGCCATTGGTAGAAACAACGCTAATCGACGTAACGTATGTGCCCGCCGGTTGCTTATTGTTAAACGTATTCCAATCGGTGCTGGTCAGGTAACCGTTGGTCGTGGTGTCGGCCGCAGGCATACTGATGTTAGGAATCGTGCCGCCAGACGACACAACCGGCGCAGTGGCCGTCACCGCAGTTACCGTGCCTTGGGCTGGGGGCGGCAAAAGATTGAGCGCGTCGATCTGCTTTTGCATCTCGGCCACTTGCGACACCAACGCAGGACAGCAGTCGGTCAATACGTCAGGAACTGGTAAGGTGACAGTCGGCGGCAGCGTTTGCAGCTCTTGATTAACCGCGCGAAGTGCGTCGTCATACGCCGCAATCAGCGACTCAGGACTGGGGCCAACATCTACGCTATCGTAAATATTTGTCGCGGCGTTGTTGAGCGACAAAAAGAACAGATACCACGCCCGGTCGATCAACCCAGTACGCGGGTCGATCAACGGCACCCTGGGAGGCGTAATTGGGGTAATGTTAGGCATTGGTTGGGCTCAAAAGCAGTTCGGCCCCCATGATTGCTATTTTGACCGGGTCAGTCATGGACACTTCGTAGACGCGGTCTCGCAGCTTGAGCGTCATGCCCAGCCGTCGCCAAAACGTCCGGTGGCCATACGCGCCAATTCTGCCAAGCGGTGACCAATGCTCGTTTGACCAAGTGTGCCCGCCGTCGTCCGACCAACGAAGCATGATCTCAGGGTATGCGCCTTGAGTTGCCGAAGCAAGCTGATCACCAATTAAATAATCATTGCTTTCGGTTATCAAATAGTTATCGGCTTCGGTCATCAAATAAAGGGTTTCTGACGCCACAAAACCATTTAAACCAACGCCTGTCTCACAATCTAATTGCAAACTGTGGTGCGCCGTGCGCTTGAGATTGTTTTGACCTGTGGGCAGCGCCCGCCAGGTACGCAACCATTTTTGAATCTGGCCATTGTCGGCGTATACGTCAAGATCAAAGGCGTAGATGTTGCCGTTTTCAAAGTCGCCAACGACAACCTCGTTGTTAAATGCCATCTGGCAGTTGCTACGATGCCGGGTAAACGCGCCCTCAACAAAGCCCGCCCGTTCGTGCCAGGCTTGGGTGGCCGCGTCGTACACCCAAGTAGTGTTAGCCGTGGGAAAAATCAGCACATAAAAGCTGTGGCCATCCTGTTGATAAGTGTACGCAATAGCATCAGACATGTCGCTGTATTGCTGAATTTGCCACTCAACCGCATGGGTTGAGATGCGCTGGCCTTGGTACCCGTTAGCCCGGTAGACAATACCTTGGCCCCGGCGATCCCGGCCTAGCCAGAACAGGCCGTTGTCCATTTTGGCGATGGAGTAGGGGGCCGCGCAACCAAGCTCATTAAATGCGCCTTGGATGCGTTGCAAAGGAAAGTCTGTGGCACCTGAATCGTACCAAACCTCAATGGAGTTTGTGCCAAATGCCCAAACTTCACGAAAGTTAGATACCACGGCCAGCAAACCGTCAGGCGACCCTTCGGTGCTGGCAAACTCAAGCGGGTCAATCGACGTGCCATCCAAAAGGGCAGTCACCCACATCCTCTGACTATTTGGTTCGTTGAACACAAAATAGCCGTCAAGATAGCAGACTGTTACCGCGCCAGGGAAATCGGGGTCAGAGATTTGGCCAAACGCATCGGTGCTGGCGTTATAGATGTAACTGGGGCCGTTGGCCGCAATGAACAGTTGCGTGCCGTTGTCGGCCATACTGACCGGCCCAGTGCCGGCTACGGTGCCGATCAGCGTAGGCACGTAAGCGTTGTTGATCTTAAAAAGTTGGTTACCCGACACCACAAAACCCACGCCGTCATTGGATGAGAACGCCCACAGCCCACGAACCGGGCCAACCCCCACCGTTGACAAAAGCTTTAGGCCCGGGCAGCGCTGCAAAAACGCAGGCTCTTTGCCGCCTTCGGGGATAACTTCTGGAAACAGATTGACCATGCGAGCATCCGCAGCGTTGACGCTGCGGGTCACGTAGGTCGAGCCAAGGATAGGCGTTTTCATCAATAATTGCCGGCGTAGATGTTAAAGCGCTGGCGAGTCGCGATCAACGAATACGGCATTGACATGATGTCATCAGGGTTGTTGATGCGTTTGAGATTACGCTTGCTGGTCATCGCAATGCGCTGCACCTGGGGGCTAGGTTCAACGCCAAACTCAGGCGCAAATTCCATGGCCAAGTTGTACGTAAAGGCACGTAGATACCCTGGCGGGAACAGAATTTCGGTTGCCAAATTGGCAGGTTGACTTAGTTCTTGCACGCTGACAAAGTGGAATTCGAGCAAGCGTGTGGGGCGCGGGTAAATGTTAATTGTGAAATCTGGATACGTGTTGTTGACGAACATTACCTGGGGATAGGTAGAAGTCACTGTCTTAACCGCAATACCGTTGTATTGCTGCTGATTGATCAGCTTGATGCCATACGACACCCCAGTGCCGGGGTCTTTGTAGTATGTGGCGTCGTCAACTTGAATGGGCCGTATGGCGGTGCCGTTTAAGCGCACCAAGGAGCCAGTGGGGCCAAGGGTTTCTTCAATAGAGCCAACCGGCCAATTGACAATTTGATCGATGGTGCAAAAGACAGATAGACGCTCGGTGTTCCAAGAATCAATCATCTGGTTGAACGCCATCAGCGCGTCTTGAGACACTGACGCAGAAGGGGTTTCGCCCTCGGCCAGCACGCCCAGCAGCCGCAGCGCTCGGTTGATCTGATCGGCAGCAGAGTAGGTGGCCATCTTTACGTTCCTAGTTCGACCGCCTCAACAGTTGGACGGCCACGTCTACGTTTTACTTCCTGTGGAGCCGCCTCTTCAACAACATCAGGCGTGTCAAGAGTATAGCGTGTCCAGCCATTTTGTTCATCCGCTACAGCTTCAAGTTCCATCGTTGCGATTTTTGCGCCGTGGACTTCATGCGACATGTAAATAACAGGCATAAAAAGAAGGGGGTGATTAGCCCCCTGGTTGGTTTAGGCTTCGCCGTGGATGGTGCAAAAGTTGATGATGACAGCTTCAGAGTATGAAGTTGCCGCAGTCAAATTGCGCAACGTGATCAAGGCAGAACCGGCAGCCAGATACGAAACATAGGTGGTGTAAGCCCCAGCAGCGCTACCAGTAGTGTTGCTAGAGACATTCACAATGATCGTGTCGTTGATGCTGATTGTGTTATTGGTCAAAACAAACGATACCGCTGCGCCAGCAGCCAAAGCTGCATCGTGCATGGTAATACGGCCAGCAGACTTGTTCAAAGTCACGCCGGTCGATTTACTCGTCAGTTGCGTCACAGCGCCTTGTGCTGATGCTGCGTAACCAATTTCTTGGCTTGCGTAGCAGGTAGTAAATTCAGGGTTGCTATACGCAACACCTACTGCTTGTGTGTTTGAAGGCATGATTGTTCCTTAAAAACGGGGGCCAAAGCCCCCATTAGGTTTAGCCAACGCGGTACAAAGACCAAGCGCCGTCGCCGGTTTTCACCGCGCGATAGTTTTGGGCAGTACCAGCGGTGGTAACGGTCATCAAGCCTTGTGAGCCGGATGTTCCAATCGACCAGCCGGTGTTGGTCGTGATGGTAATCACACCGGCGCCGGAACCGTTGGTGTTGATCACCACAAACTCAAAGCTGCTACCAACTTTGGCGCTGGACACAACTGCGTCCAAATCAGTAGCCAAAGGCAGTGTGTACGCCGCTGCGGTGGTGGTGGGGGTGCCCAAAATGATACCGTTCAGCAATTGAGCGGTTGTCAGCGTTGCCGTGACAGTTGCCGTTGCTGGGGTAGCTTGGGTGTTCATTTGAACTTCGCTCAGATTGCCGTCACCAATTTGGTAACCGCCTGCGCCATTAGGGAGTGCCATGATAAATTCCTTAAAAAAAGATGTTACGAATCAACCCCAAATGCGGCAGGCCATTTGTGGGCGAATGGTGGAGAAGCCATACAACACGTCGATACGGCAAGGCATACGGTCGTTGTTGATGTCGTACTGGCGAACCACACGCAAGCTGATGCCATTGTGAACGGCACGCGCGGCCATGTCTACGCCCTGGGGCAGCAAGAGATCAGCCGTCGCGAACGTGATGGCATCCTTGTGGTAGACCAAGTTCTGAGCGTACTGGCTAGACGCAGCGCCCACGAACACCACGGCCTTGCTGTTTGCAGGCAGTGAAGTCATGGTTGCCAAAGCGTGGCTGGCCGAGTACATCGGAGCAACGGTCACAGTAGCAGTTGTGGTGCTGGTAGAAGAAGCCAAAGCCACAAACTGGAACAACGAACCAGTGGATTCACGGGTTTGTGGGTTCACAGCGTAGACATCAGCAATCGTGAACACGTCGCCAACAGCGATGGTTTCACTAGAGCCAACAGTCAACGTCAGCGTAGCGGCTCCTTCAGCGGTCACGGCAGCGCCAGTGGTGGCGCCGGTAGCAACGCGGGTGCCGGTGGTGTGTTGTTTGATTGACTGAGACATGTTGATCTCGTCAAAACCCAACACGCCCATGCCCATCATGCCGTTTTTGAACTGGCGGCTGATGGTATCGGTGGGGTTGAACAGACCTTTCATGCCTTCGACCAAACCAGCGTTAGCGGCGGGGTTGACGGTGGCATAACGGGGGCTCATCACAGCAGCGTTCTCGTTCAGCTTCTGCTGGGCTTGCAACAGCACCAAAGAAGTCGAAGGAGTGGTGCCAGGAGTGCCCACGGTGTTACCGATGCTCTTGTAAGCATTGGCAACGTCAGCGTCGATGGAGCTGGCCAACTGGCTGATACGAGGCTTCAACACACGCTCTGCGAAGTCATCCAACTGCATGGTCAACTCAGCGCTGGTGAAGTTCACACCGATGTGCTTTTGTGAAGCAACGGTCAAAGTGGTGAACTGTTCGTTGTCGTCTTGAACTTGCAAGGCGGCACCGTCGGTCACCAGAGCGCGGTCGGGCAAGCGAATGCGCAGGGTCGAACCAATCTTGGCACCTTCAACAGCAAAGCTGTCGTCGTACTGACGGTTCACGTTACGGGTCAACACAAGGTTGTTTTCGAGAATCTCAAGCGCTTTGCGCGTGATCATGTCGATGGTTAAGATACTGTTAGCCATGAAAAAAGTCCTTTAAAAATTTAGCGGTTTGCCTGCATCTTTTTCAACTGTCGGGCTCGTTCGGCTTCAATCCACTCTGAGGCGCTCATGGTCTTGGTAGACCGTGGGTCAGTCGTGTCATAAGCCGGCGCTCCAGAGGAGCGAGCCGTCACGGGTGAAATCGGTGCTGGCGCGGATGTCGTTTTCTTTACTGGTGGATCGCTGGCCAATTTGGCTTCAATCCTTCCAATTTCCTTGGCCTGCAAAATAGGTGCAAGACGGGAGATTCGATCCGCTTCCTTAGGGTTTGCACCGAGGTAGTAAGCTACTTCAGGGCCAACGTCTGAGGCTTGAATCGACTGAGCCATCACGGTCGTGATTGAAAGTTTTGGGTTGTACACAACTTGTTCAAAGTCATCGTATTTGCTCCTAGCTTCTTCTTCCTTTTCGTGGTAGGTCTCAAGAATTTCAGATTGCTGCCGGGCATGTTCACGCTGGGCAAGCAGCTCTTCAGCCTTTTTGTAAGCCAATGCATCTGCATAAGCTTCGGGGCTTTCAAACTGATCAACCGGCGGGATGTCTGCTGGCGCTCTCAATGCCTGCGTTTCCGCTTGCCTTTGAGTCTGCTCTCTTTCCCACTTACGCTGTTCTCTCGCAAGCCGCTTACCGATGGCTGCGTCCAGTTCTTCTTGGGTAAAAACCCTAGAAGGTTCTTTCTGCTCATCAGCGACTACCGGCGCATTTTCTACAGTCTCAGGAGTGGCCGTCACTTCCGTTGCTGGCGCGGAGTCAACTTCCGCTAGGTTTTGTTGGACTTCTTCAGTCATTTCAATGAATCCTAAGATTCCCCGGTGAACC